TACAATGACACATATCTCCAAAAGGTGATAGACACTAGCGAGCTGACAATCTTGCCGCTTCTCGTCTCTTACTCTTCAGCTGTAACTCATCGCAAGATTGCTTCAAATGTGGCAACCCTTACGACAAACACTCCGCACAATTACATCGTCGGATCAAGTGCGGTCGTCTCAGGCGTGGACGCGACATTCAACGGCACTTACACCGTCACCGTCGTCGATGGCGAATACTCATTTTCTTACGCGAAGACAAACGCGGACATTGCTTTGAATGCCGTCATTCCAAACGGCACAACCTATCTTTCAGGCTACGACGCAGCGACAATCTATGCAAACAATCCCGCCGTCTATGAAGCCATCATCGTCATTTCGGTCGAAGTCTTTCAATCGATCACAGCTGCCGGCGGACAAATCGAAGGCATTGATTTCCAAGTGAGCCCGTATCGCATGGGACGATCACTCTTGAATCGTGTGATTGGAATTCTTGGCAAATCTTTGGATACCGGAGCGATGCTCGCATGACAGCATCATCCATCGCGGTCAATGTCCGCGGCACTTTGAAGACAGCTTTGGCGAGCGTGGCTGCCAATGTGTACGACTTTGTGCCGGAAGCGCCATCCGTGCCATTTGCTGCCATCGTGCCGGATGTGCCATACCTTGAGCCAAATCTCATCGGCACTTCAACTCGAGTCAAAATCAATTTCAGACTCACCGTCGGAGTCGCGCCATATTCAAATGCCGCTTCTCTTGACAATATCGAAAGACTCATCATGAGCATTCTTGCGGTAATTCCGCAGGGCTACACCGTGGGAAGCGTGTCAAATCCTGTCCCAATGACTCTTGCAAGCGGATCAGAAATCATCGCTTGCGAGATCCAACTATCAACGCAATACACTCAAACTAACTAGGAGCAATTATGGCAACGACCGTCATCACAGGACGCGATCTCGCATTGACGATCGCGACCGTAAGCTACGACGCACAGGCATCATCTGTCACACTCGAAGCAGATCATGTCATCGAGACATATCAGACTTTGGATGGACGCGCATACAAGGCAATCGATGATTCATGGACTCTGAATGTTGAAATGCTCGCCGATTGGGGCGCTTCAGGATCACTCTGCGAAGCTCTTTGGACAGCGACAGAATCAGCACCAAATACAACTTTGGCTGTATCTCTTACAGCTGCAACCGGCGCGGTCTTCGCTTTCAATGTCTTGCCGACATTCCCAAGCGTAGGCGGCACAGCACCGGACGCTCAAACTGTGTCACTAGCATTCCAAGTCGTAGGAACTCCATCCGAGACTTTCTCAGCTTAATCAAACGAACGGGAGCAAATAAATGAGAACACAAATCACAATTGAATACACATCCGGAGAGTCTGTCACTTATGTGGCAGCTCCGCCGGAGTGGGCGAAGTGGGAACAAAAGACAGGATTTAGCATTCAGCAAGCGAGCGACAAGATTGGGATTTCCGATCTTCTCTTCTTGGCGTATAACTCCATGAAGCGCGAAGCTGCGGGCAAGCCTGTCAAGCCGTTCGAGGCATGGTGCGACACCGTCGCAGATGTGCAAACGGGAGAAACACAGAGCCCAAAAGCTACGCCGTCGGAAGCCTAAATCGACTTCTTGTCGAGCTCGCCATTGCGACGAATATCCCAATGAGCGAGTGGCATACGGCGGAGCAGATAGTCACAGCAATCGAGATCTTGGAGAAAAGAAATGGCAAATAAAGCCGGACGCGGGAGATTCGACATCACCGTCGATCCGGTGGAATTTCGCAATCTCATCGGCTTGCTAAATGCTTTGGACAAAGAAACTCAGGATGAAATTAGATCTCAGGCTCTTCCGCTGTCAAAGCGTCTCGCCGGACAGCTTCTTATGTTTAGCCAATCCGCTCCCGCTCCACAGACAAAGCTCGTCGCTCAAACTATTACTCCAAAGCGAGATAGATTGATTCGAGTCGATATTGGTGGATCAAAGAAGGTTGGTCGCAAATACGGCGGCGAAGCTTCGAAGTCAGGCAAGGGCAACAAGGTACGGCAGCAAGCTGCGCCGGCGGGTGCGTTACTTTGGGGAACAGAATTCGGATCACACCCTGGACTCGATAGCATTCAAAGCTTCAAAGAATCCGCGTGGATATTGGATCACTCCGGCGGTTGATTTCTATGTGCCAATCGTGGCGCGTGAATATGCTCAGATGGTTCAAGATGTAGTGAAGAAAGCGGGGCTCGACTAATGGCGGGAATTCCAAAGGTCAAGATCACTTTTGACGCTGACTTCGATGAACTCAAGCGCGGCGTCAAAGGTGCAACCGATGAAGTCGAGGGCTTCGGATCTAAGGTTGGAAAATTTGGCAAGGCGGCAGGAGCGGCATTTGCCGTCGCCGGCGCAGCTGCGCTCGCTTATAGCGCGGTACTTCTTAAGCAAGGCGTCGAGTCTGCAATCGCGGACGAACAGGCACAAGAGAAGCTTGCTCTCACATTACAAAATGTTACCAATGCAACCGACGCTCAAATCAAAGCCGTCGAAGATCAGATCCTTAAAACTTCCCTACTAACAGGCAAGACAGACGATGAGCTTCGTCCAAGCTTTGAACGCTTTGTCCGTGCGACTAAAGATTCGGAAGAGGCTCTCAAGCTTCAGCAAGTGGCGCTCGATGTCTCAGCCGGCTCGGGCAAGTCTCTCGAAGCTGTCACCAATGCGATGGCGAAGGCAGCTGAAGGCAACACAGCATCTTTGTCCAAGCTAGGCGTCGGACTCACATCCGCACAGCTCAAGACGATGTCTCTCGATGAGATCACAGCTTCTCTCGCAAATACTTTCGGCGGACAGGCAGCGGCACAAGCTGACACATTTGCCGGCAAGATGGCTCGTCTCCAAGTCGCTTTCGATGAAGGCAAGGAGACAATCGGATCATTCGTACTCGATGCAATCACTCCAATGATTGACACCGTCGTGAACAAAGTCATTCCGACAATCTCAGAATTTATCAATTCAATCGGCGGCACAGATGGGCTCAAGGGTACATTCGAGAGCGTCATCGAATTGGTCGTCTCAATCTTTCAGCCTGTACTCGAAGGCATCAAATTCGCATTCGACCAAATCAAAGACGCGGTCATGGGTAACAAAGAGCAATTCATTGCGCTCTTCAAATTCCTCAAAGACTTCGTCGCTCCATTCTTGGGCGGCGTCTTAAAGCTTGCAATTCAGGGAATTGGCATCGCTCTCGGAGTCGTCATCAATGTCGTGGGAACTTTGATTAGCGGATTCCAAACTCTCTTCGGGATCATCAATTCCGTGGTCGGAGCGATTCGCACATTGATTTCGCTTGTGGCTAACAATCCGGCTGTCAAAGGAATCTCGAACGCTATCTCCGGCGCATTCGGTGGCTTCCGTGCAGCCGGTGGCAGCGTTACAGCGGGGAAGGCTTATGTCGTAGGAGAGCAGGGCGCAGAGATGTTCGTCCCTAGCTCGAACGGCACAATTGTGCCAAATGGCGGCATGGGCGGATCTACCATCAATATCACCGTGAACGGCGCAATTGACGCCGAAGGCACAGCGCGCACAATCGTCGATGTCTTGAATCGCTCAAATGCTCGCGGCACTTTGGGCGCGAATCGATTGGCTTTTGCATGAGTCAATGGACACCGACTTGGAGCATCGAGATCGATGGAGTCGAGTACAAGAATGTGACGCTTGCCAATCTCAATTTGGGATCGGGTCGCAATGACATCTACACGCAAGCCATCGCCGGATATTTAAATCTGACTCTTATCAATCTCGACGATTCCAACATTACGGCAGCAATCAATTCAGCCGTCACCGTGTACATCGATGACTCAAATGGTGATCCCGTGGCTATCTTCGGCGGCTCAATCACAGACTTGATTGTGGGCGTTCAATCCGGCGGATCGATTGGAGTGACTCAGACAATCTCCATCACGGCTCTAGGGGCGCTCTCAAGGCTTCCAAAGGTGCTCACAGAAGGCGTCTTGTCCAAAGCTTTGGACGGCGAACAAATTGAGACAATTCTTTCTCAGACGCTCTTCGCTCGATGGGATGCTGTACCGGCTGCGCTTGCGTGGAATGCCGTCGATCCGGCTCTCACCTGGAATCAAGCTTTCAACACAGGCTTGGGCGAAATCGATGCCGGCAATTATGAGCTCGCAGCTCGATCAGCTAACACGACCGACATTTACTCTTTGGTCGCATCTTTGGCGACTTCGGGTCTTGGCTATCTTTACGAAAATTCATCCGGTCAGATTAGCTACGCGGACAGCACACAC